CTCCAGTAATAACAACGGAGTCTGCGATTGCGGGACAGTTTTCCCCTCGTCTTACTGTACAGGACTTTTTTGTAGACGGCCGCCCCAACTCGGCTGCAAAATTGTTGGTTACTTTCGACAAAGGCGCCGTGGACGCATATCCGGAGATCCAACCCGCTATATTACCGACAGATGTGCAGCGACATATCTCGACCCTTTCTTTAGGGCAGAATATAAAGAAGCTTAAAGGACTTTTTACTGATTATCACAATACTGCAAAGTTCTTTGATGGGAAGATTAGCCCTCACGTTAATTTTCTAAAAGAACATCAAAGGCTTGAACTGTGGTACGAAGCTCTAACCGATATGGTAGAGATGAACGGCTATAAAATAAGAGAAGATGAAGATGACACGATCATATTAACGCTAAGCTCTAATTATGAGCTGGTTTATGCAGAGATGCTGCAGTCCGGAATCGACAGGCCACTGACAAGGGGATTTAAATACTTTAAATCGAAGACTGTTTTAGGAAACCCAAGGACAAACGCCTTAGCGCTAAATGTAAAAGAGATGATGTCAATCCGTAAGAGGCCCCCTTCTTGGAGCCAGTTCTTACAAGACTATATAATCTCTGGCAAAGAAGACGCAACAATCAAGATTATGCACTCTGGGCGCCCCAGGACTGACAAGATGTCAGAAATTCTAGCAGATATAGCTAAGAACGAAAACAAACTATTCCAGTCTGCGAAAGCTTCAGAAGAAGAGAAAGCCCGAATCCGCGAAGACATTGCCACTGGAAAGATAATGTTTAACGAAGCGGCAAGCGAAAAAGAAGAGAATATTCAACAAAGCTTAAGCGCCCTAGCTGAGAAGATGAGGAAAGTAAACAGCGCGAAAAAACTGGTTAGCGAGGTCATAATGAAATATGGCATCGACAACTTGATTAGTGCCGGCCTTGAGTGTTTGATGCTTAGAACTGGGATTGATATTCCAGATCTTCCAGATATTCCCGGTATATCTCCGTTCGAAAAACCAACTCCGCCCAAAGAGTTTAAACTTCCAAAATTTCCAACTGAACTACCAACATTCGATCCTACAGTACTCATGGCCCGCGGCATAAAGGAGGCTCTTAAAGGCGCCCTCGATGGAGCGATCAAAGCCATGATAAGTGCTGTCGCCGATATCATCACCGATCTATGTGCTGACACAAACTACGGAGAGACAGAGCCGATATCTCTTGCCGTAGCTGGAAATTTAAGCCCCATCGAAACAGGTAAAGGTCCGGGCGCCCTGGACTCCTGCTATCAAAACTATTCCTTGACGACTGGCGAAGGGACCGTGCTCATAGATGCAGTCTCAGATGTCCTATCTCCAATTGAAGTGTGTGATCTGTTGAATATGAGTCCGTCTTCTAGCGTTCTAGAGACGATAACGGATATTGTTGAGCAACAGAATCTAAAAATGAATTTCATGACAGATGAGGATATTATCGATTTCTTCGGCTGCTTGGGAGATTTGATTGATCCAAGCTATTGCGATGCAATATATAATCCTCCAATTTTGCCATCTGACGTAGATCCATGCTTGTTCGAAGATCAGCTCGTAGATGCATTGAATGACACTGACTTATTTAATGATCTAAACGATCTGCTGGACTTAATAAATAACAATGAACAAATATTGGATCCGATTGACATATGCGCCACAGGAATAGTTCCACCATTTAGTGGCATGCCCACTCTCGTTCATTCGCTGGGTTCTGCCCTCGATGCATCCCTCATGCCCGCGCAGACTTCATTCATTAACGATGTTAGTGGCATAAAGAGTTTATATCTCATAGTTGATCCAAAACAGCCAAATGCAGAATTAATAGAAGAACTTATCGCCGCGGAAGCAATAAAGGAACAAGACGACGAAGACGAACGCGAACGCAGAATGGGACATCTAAACAACTTTTTAGCAATAGATGCCTTCGCCGGCCAAGAAGATATAGCAAACGTCACTAGGCTTATCGAAGCCGGCAACGCGGCCATAATGGCCAGCGCGCAATACAGCGTTGTATCTGATTTCAAGAGGAAATTAGAAAGGATTGAAACAGATATTATAACTCCATTTGACGCTTCTGTTTTAAATATAGAAGATTGGACTTTCTCCGTGAATTCTGGATCAAAGAAGATCCACTATGGCGCCCCCGATATGCTTCTTTTGGAAGACACTATAGACTCAGAGAATTCTCTGCCTGTCAATGCTAGTGCTCTAGACTTCAGCACACAAGCTTCGCCATCTGTGCTTAAGCAGCGCGACGCTACGTCTAGAGACTTCTCTAATATCATCCACGATGCAATTGCCACCCTCGCTTCGGCGCCGGCTAATAACGCCGATGTCACGGCTGATTTGTCAAATAAACAATACTTTAACTTAGTTTTGTCAATGTTGAGGTCTGCAGCCCATGGCATAACAAAATCTCCCTTGTTTGAGTCGGACAACTTCAGAAAGTTCGCACTGGTCCCAGTTCCGTGTCAAGATGGAACAGAGCTAAACTCCGGAGATCTTCTAGATTTGGAGAACATAAAAAACAGCGCTCTACAAGATTTCTTTCAAGGCACTTGTTTAGATGGTGAATTTGAAGTTGGCCCGGTCGAAGATGCAATGCTTTTTGCAACTACAAACGTGTACATCCAAGTTTATGTTATAGAACAGTTAATAAAGAACCTGTTCTTATTTAATGTTTATGGAACGGCCGAAATCTTATCTGATCCAATGTTGGTCCAACAGATGGTTCGCGATATCAAAAGTGGGTTCTCTATGGAAGCAGAGAGAATATCCCCGGAAGACCCAGAATCTGTTCAACCATCTTTGCATACCACAATCGAAGAATTGAGCATAATATACGTCAGAAAATTGATTGCTGCTCCAATTGAAGGTCAGATTCCGGATCTAATAAATGAGGGTGAGTTCATACAAATGGCCCCCGAAAATGTTACTGCAGACTTCGCCTTAGAGTACATTGTACAAAAGAGATTAATCGACGCATCGGAGACTATAGGAACGATATTATCATCGGGCGCCGTTGGTAGTTTCGGTGCTCAATACTTAGCTTATGGCATACCAACATGTGATCTGTGGATGCCCGCCACGGAGCCAACAGAGGATCATCCCACCTTGCGCACCACCTCAGGGGGCCAAAACACTGAAGGATTGACTTACAAATTTTTGAAGCACGATCCGGTTAACTCCATGGATCCAGAGCAGGCCCCCGACATCTATACAAATATCGGCTTTGACGGTGACATTGCCGACTATATATCGGACAAGGGAGCCCTCGCCAACGAGAGGTATGTTACATTCGATTTCGACAGTGCCGCTTTTGACGCTCTAAGTCCATTCGAACAACTCCTAACCGAGACTTTAATTAGCGTGAATATTCCTGCAGAACATATCAAGCAGACTGGGAATATAAAAAGATATACTACCTCTTTTGATGAGTTTACGAACCTACTCAGAATGGCGAACTATTTCCACGCAGGGCCCGGCCAAGGTCTAACCGTCAATGATATGTTCGAAAATTTACCTCCAATTACTTTAAAGGCCCCGAACGCTAATGGCATTTCTACCAAACAAATTAGATTAACACAAGATAACTACGAACAGCTCAGGTTTATGTCAAACCTTATCTCTGATCGATATGACGGCGGAGCCCGCGTCGGCGGCCTTCGGGTATTAGATCCCGACGAAATCCAATATCAGGCCTTCGATATGGCTGAAGAATTGGGCATACCTGAATCATTCTGGAGTACTCCTCGCATCGACTGGGTGGCGCCAAAACTCATCGACTGGCCATGGTGGGGTTCAGACAACCCCGGTCCGGCCCATGACTGGCCTGCCTCATGGAGTAATTATAATTTAGAAAATGGCGAAGGGGACAACGAAGCCCCGCAAAGAATATATCTAACACCACCGATTGACAGCGCGTATGAATACCCCAGCGGATGGCCAATCTATCCGAGTAAATTTGTTTATAAATCAGGAGTGAACGATCCAGCCGAAATAGATCCTGACGCTTCACAGCCCGCCGGTTTAAACTCATTTTGGCGGTCTGTTGAAGACTTCCCAGATTTCTTAAGGCACATCACGATGTCTCAAATAGAAGATATACTGACCGCCGGCGGAGCTGCTTCGACTACTAATATACTTACTGTAGGTGAGCCACCGCCTGTGCCATTAGCTTTACTCTCTATCTTTGAGAACATAAAAATTGGTACAAGGTTGGTGTACTACACGGGATATCGAACTTTCGATGATCTATATAATAGCGGCTATTTCAATCTATACGCAGCTGCAACTCCAGAAGAGCAGGAAACTAAATGGATCGAAGATAGAATAGGGCTGCCCATCAAAGGCCGCGGCCCAAACTACGTATTCCCAATTGATCTAGGTGTAAAATCTGAAATTGGGATCCTGTCAAATCTGACATCCACTGTTTCAAGCCCCGGGTCATTCATTCACACATCTTTTGAGAATTTGAAAAAAGACTTGTACGAGGGCATGACCGCGACAACTGCGTACAGAAACTTATTCGTTTTACCCGGACTTGAACGCGAAAATGCGATCTTACCTGCAAAACAAGTGATTGCTTTTCTGGCCCTGCTGGGTCAGGCCGTCAACAGCGACAAAGCTACTGAAATTAATAAGATTTTTGATGATACGAAACTTAGTTTAAGGTTCGTATTAAGGGCTCTGCTAGCCGGAAATGACTTCGCATATGAGGATCCGGAAAACAGGACATCTGCACAGGCAGCTCGCGATGCTGTGTTGAACATTACTGGCGCCGGCGCCGCGCCATTCGCACAGATGGGGGCATCTTTTATTATTAAAATGCTGATTGAGGCTCCGAAAATGATCCTCAAGGGTCTAGCGGAATTGGTAGATCCGCACGTTGTTATAGGAAACATGATAAAGAATATATCAGGCACCGCGTTGACACAAATACCATCTAGCTTACCGTTCGAAGAATTGTTAGATTTGATACAAGGTCAGATTGACCGACAGGCAGAATCTGACCTTATACCCCCGCCCCTGGTGCCCCAAGTTAGAAAGACTGGAATAGATCTTGTTGGCAAACTTCCATTGCTATTTTTGATACCGCCGACGCCGCTTGGGCTAGCATATATTCTATTGAACATGAATCTGGAAGACTTAATACCTCTACCTGATTGCGAAACCGAGGAAGAATAGGAGAATATTTAAACCTTCAACTAAATATAACAGATAAAGATATGAGCGGACTGTCACCAAAATTTCCATTAAGTCTTGACACTGGGGATATTAATTATAAACTTAATAAAACCTACAAGGAGCTTATTGCGCAAAATTTAAAAAATTTGTTGCTAACATCTCCTGGCGAACGCGTCATGGAACCACGATTTGGCGCCGGCCTCCGGAGGTATTTTTTTGAACCAATGCTTCCGGAAACCTTCATGGAAATAAAAGAAAGTATTTTCGAACAAGTGCAGGTGTATATGCCGTTTATAGAAATAATAGAGGTTGGCTTCCATGAATCTGACGATATATCGGTGAATCCAAACTTCCTCTCAGTGACTCTCAAATATGCAATAACTCCACTGCAAGAGACGGATGTTATTGTTTTAGAAAACAGCTTTAGTGAATTTTAGGAATATATTACATGGCCAAAAAAATTAAATCGATTGATTATACGAGCAGAGACTTCGAATCCATTAAACAGGATTTGATGAACTATGTAAAAAAGTACTACCCCGACACGTTTAAAGATTTTAACGAAGCCGGCTTTGGTTCTTTGATGCTTGACAGTGTGGCCTATGTTGGTGACATGCTTTCTTTCTATTTGGACTATCAAGCAAACGAGAGCTTCCTAACGACCGCCATGGAATATAACAACGTTGTGAAACATGGCCGCCAATTGGGCTTCAAATATCCCGGCGTCCCCTCCTCTTCTGGAATTGTCTCGATTTATATTACAGTTCCCGCCAACCCAGATGGAACAGGCCCGGATATGTCCTATGTGCCAACTCTAATAAAGGGGACTAACTTTGCTTCTGCAAACGGCGGCATCTTTACCTTAATGGAAGATGTTTATTTCGGAAATGAAAACAACGAGATTGTAGTTTCAAGCGTCAATTCTTCTACGGGCGCCCCCGCATATTACGCAATAAAAGCGAAAGGTCTAGCAATATCCGGCCAGCTCTCTTCTCAGGAAGAGGAAGTTGGCAATTTCGAAAAATTCTTAAGAATAGGAATTAAGAACGTTAACGTCACAGAGATAGTATCTTGCGTTGATTCAGAGGGGCATGAATATTTTGAAGTAGATCATCTGTCACAGAACGTTGTGTACAAGGCAGTTAGGAATAACAATTCGTTCAGGAAATCCACCCCATCAATTCTTAAAGCGGTTCCAGTACCAAGAAGGTTCGTTTTAGAGAAATCTCCATCCCTAGCCTATCTACAATTTGGCTACGGCAGCGACTCTGAACTAACAAACGCTAGTGTTGTTGATCCGAGCAATATTGTCATGAATATACATGGTAGAGACTATTCAGTTGATGAGGGGTTTGATCCCACCAAGCTCACATCGACAGACAAATTTGGAATATCTCCGTCTAATACCACTCTTACAATTCTTTATAGAAGCAATTCTGTTGAAGACGTTAACGCCGGCGTCGGTTCAATTAATAAGGCCGTCGCACCCCTCTTCAAATTCACAAACCAGGGCGCCCTTGATGCGGCCAAAAGGAATGTTGTACGTTCTTCATTAGAAGTGTTGAACGAAGAAGCCTTCGTGGGAGACGTTGAACTCCCAACAGCAGACGAGTTGAAACAAAGGATGTTCAGCCATTTCGCCTCACAAAACAGAGCGGTGACTGCAGAAGATTACAAGTCTATGACATATTCAATGCCGGCAAAATTTGGAGCAGTCAGGAGATGTTCGGTTTCTAGAGACTTCGACTCTTTTAAAAGAAACTTGAATTTGTATATCATATCCGAGGATAATGATAAAAAATTAACCCTAGCCAACGAAACAATTAAAAATAACCTTAAAACTTGGCTAAATCGGTATAAAATGATTAATGACACAGTTGACATTTTAGATGCTAGGATCGTTAACTTTGGAATCAAATACATGATAGTCGCAGACTATGAAGAAAACAAGTTTACCGTTTTGAATAGAGCAACCGCAGCATTAAGAGAATTCTTCCTTAGAAACAACTATGATATCGGGGAGCCCATTTATATTACAGACATTTATAAAGCCTTACAGAAGGTCAAAGGGGTTGTAGATGTGGTGGATGTTATTATTATGCAGAAGCGCGGCGGAGTTTATTCGAACTCAACATATGATTTCCAATCAGCCGTTTCAAACGACGGAAGGTCGATTATGGCAGATGAGAACGTTATATTTGAAATGAAATATCGAAATACAGATATCATAGGAAGCGTTTCGTAATGGCTATCAAAAGATATAAAGCAAATAAAGATACGACAATCTCAAATGCGTATGACTTTTCTCTGCTACCCAGGAATAGGGCCACTGGCTCAAACATGGGCGCCGCCGATGTATTAGAAGTATTCTCAATTTATGGCCAAGTCTCCTCTTCGGGCAAGCAAGAGGCTGTTGGTATTTCCTCAGAGTTATCAAGAGTATTAGTTGGCTTCCCGGTCAGTGGATCCACAGAATCTATCGGCGCCGACAGAAATTCTGGCAAGATCCCTGTATCCGGAAACGTGAAATTCTTTTTACGAATGTTCAACGCTAAACACTCATATACAACACCAAGAAACATTAAATTGGTGGTTGCTGCAATCTCTTCAAGTGCAAATTGGGAAGAGGGCACCGGAGTAGACATTGACGAATATAAAGATAAAACACATGGAATCGAAGGTGCCAATTGGATAAACTATGCATCCAATCAAGCTTGGGACCGAGCCGGCGGCACGTTCTACATTGACAGAACCTCCTCCTATAATGCTACTTTGGAAAAGGGCGACGAGGATCTAGAGGTCGATGTCACCTCTATAGTCGAGTACTGGCTTAAGCCCGAGGGCGACGGACAGCGCCGAGAGGACCGCGGCTTTGCGGTCTTCCTCACATCAAGCCAAGAGGCTTACCACTCCGCGTCAAAGGGCTATAACCTGAGTCTATTTCAGGGCCAAGGAGCAACGGGTTCGATTATCCATAATCCAGCCGGCGCCAAAAGATCGTATTATACAAAGAAGTTTTTTGCAAGAACTTCTGAATTCTTCTTTAAACAGCCCGTGATCGAAGCGCGCTGGGACAGTACAGTTAAAGACAGAAGGGGTGACTGTCACTATAGTAGCTCCATGGCTACCATGCAGGACAATTTAAACACCATATATCTCTACAACTACGTTCGTGGAAAACTTCAGAATATCCCCGAAGCGGGCACTGGCCGGATATTCGTGACCCTGTATTCAGGTTCCGCTAACAATAACTCTCCATCAGTCAACACTATCAGTTTACCTCAGGGTGGTGGCGTTCCCACGGCAGCAAACACAGTAATCACTGGCGGCTATGTATCGACCGGTGTGTATTCTGCCTCGTTTGCAATCACGGCCGGCGTAAATCCCCCAACTAGAGTCTTTGATGTGTGGCACAATGGCGCTCTGGCTCAGCATGAATTTTGGACAGGTAGTATCAATGTTAAGTCCTTTGGGACGTACACACATGCTCCAAGTTTCCAATACGTCACTGCGATGCCGAATCTTAAATCGAAGTATTCAAAAACAGAGACAGCGAGGTTCAGGCTTTATGTGCGAGACCAAAACTGGAATCCAACAATTTACACGAAAGCTACCAACCGGCCCGATAATACTATCATTGAAAGTGGATCATACAAGATTATGCGTCTATCAGATAACACGAACGTAATTCAATACGGCACGGGCTCGCAAAGACACACACACTTATCCTTCGATGTATCAGGAAACTACTTTGATTTAGATGTCGATCTTCTACAGGAAGATTATGCATATGGAATCAAGCTAGCGTACTATAACGACTCTATCGGTGGCTGGGTAGAACAACCGGAAATATTTAAGTTTAGAGTCGAGAGCTAATGAGCATTAAGCATCTTTTTGATAAGGTACATATTGATAAGAGTACCGCCGGCACGAACTCGGACCAACTTGGTGGCGAGGTCGAATCTGAGCGTTTTCATAGTGCCAAGATCGCAAAAGATGATAGAATCATCCCGCAGGTTGATTTCTCAAAACCAGAAAATTTTGTATTTTATGGTTCGGCTGAACGGTACTACGATGACGCAATAAAGAACATTTATCAAACTTACCCGTATGATGGCTCGCTATACGAGAAGCTAGACTGGGAGAACAGCGCTTCTTATATTGATCTATATGTTTTTGAGAACCTATACCCCAGAACGAACGGTTACATAAGGTTTGATCGCGACGGCGCCGATAGTTCTACTAGTATCGTATCTGATTACGGTATCTTCAACAGTGCAGATCAGGAATACATCACAATAAAGGGTGGTCCCGGCATAGGCGGCGGCCCACAGAATGCCGGCGCAAATATATACAACACGGGCTCCTTCCAAGAATCTAATTTAAAATTAGATCCAGTTGAGGGCACTACAGTTGAATTCTGGTTAAAGAAGAAAGCATTTAACACTTCTAGGACTAAAAAGGAAGTACTTTTCGATCTCTGGAACGGAGAACATTCTTCAAGTTCTGGATATGGTCGCCTAACAATCGAACTAACTGGCGCAACATATAGTCAGGCCACTACAACTTCAGGTAGATCTTTCCGCGTCACTTATCAGTCAGGCAACCTCGCCGACGCCGGCGCACCAACACACGGGTTCCAAAATGAATCGATTGGTACAGTTGACACTCTAACCTCCTCCGTTGCAGACAACACGTGGCACCACTATGCATTCTCTTTCTTATCTGCATCCAATGGCGTAAAGACCAGACTATACGTCGATGGCGATTTAAATGAAGAAAAAATTCTAGGTTCGAACGGTGCACGAGAGATAACCGGCTCTTTAATTGCGCGCATCGGCGCCCTGCGAACAGCCCCATCTGGCGCTGTTGGGGCCCACGGATCAACAGCTTTAGACGGCGCCGGCAAGCTATCAGGCTCCTTGGATGAATTTAGATACTGGAAGACTCAGCGCTCATCGAAAGAGATAGGTCGCCACTGGTTCACGCAAGTTGGCGGAGGCACCAACACAGATACTGCCAATACAAAGTTGGGCGTCTATTACAAATTCAATGAGGGGATTCTAGGAAATAGCACCGACGCCACGGTTTTAGATTATTCTGGTAGGGTGACGAATGGAGCTTGGACGGGTTACATCGCCGGCGCAAGAGAAACTGGTTCCGCTATCAACGAGGCTACATCTACAAATCAAGAATTCTTAGATCCGATTCTTTATAGAAATCACTCATCTGTAAATTCTTTAATTTCAAGGATGCGACTTTCCGGCTCTTCATTCGACCATACAAACACTACATCTCTCTTTAGTTCCCTGCCCAGTTGGATGCAGGAAGAAGATCAGAAATCTGGAGACCTCCTCTTAGATTTGACTCAGATAATGTCAAGTTACTTTGACTCTGTACAATTACAGATATCAGAACTTCCAAAATTGAAGGACGTTGAATACATCAGCGGTTCTTCGAAACCAAACAACTTCAACAGCACCTTATTGAGTTCAATGGGCTTCTTGGCTCCAGAAATATTTATTGATGCGGAGATTATTGAAAACCTAGCTGCACGAAGCGAAGACAGAAAATACGAAAAGTCCCTAGAGCACACCAAAAATCTTATATATAAGAACATTTACAACAATTTATCTTACATTTATAAATCGAAGGGTACCGAGAAGTCTTTTAGGAACTTGATTCGCTGCTTTGGCATCGATGATGATATAATCAAGCTCAGTACATACGGAAATAATGTAACTCACAAGTTTAGAAACAACTATAGAGTTGTATCGACACCTAAGAAGTATGTCAATTTTAATGACAACGGAAACTTCGAAGGCACTGTGTTCCAGATGTCTTCTAGTAAGAATTCTAATAGTTTGCCTTATATCGACGCGGCAAAACAATTGACTGGCGGCTATGGATTCACACTACAGACTGAAGTAGTCCTTCCAAAGAAAGCAAACACGGGCGACTCTTTCTATTCAAGACAGAGATACACTGACCTGACTGCTTCTCTGTTTGGCGTACATACTGCCAGAACCTCATCGACAAATACATCAAACACCCAATGGGCCGAACCGGACGTTGTAAACTTCCAAGTACATGCTGTACGAGATGAAGCAGAATCAGACAACGTACGTTTTGTTTTGACCGGATCCGGCGACGGGTATTTTCCCGAACTATCAAGTAGCTTGTTTGAGGGAGCATATGACAACACTAAATGGAACTTAGCAGTAAGAGTTAAGCCGGCCAAATTTCCACATGTCGACTCTATCCATGGTACGACCGGTTCCAACTCCGGTGCAGATATAAATTACAGTAGGTATTACACAGTTGAACTTTATGGCAATCAGACTGATGCAGGATCCATTCAGAACGAATTTACTGTTACTGGGAACATTGATCTGCAGCAGCTTAGTCCCGGGACATCTGCAGATCAGTTCATATACGGCGCCCGCCGTATATATATGGGCGCCCATAGAACAAACTTTACTGGCGCAGTGTTGCAAAGGACTGACGCCAAAATTTCTTCGTGCCGTTTCTGGCTAGATTACTTAGATGATGAAACACTGAGGGCTCATGCTCGCGATGTGAACAACCATGGTGCCAAGAATCCATACAGAAATGCCTACCTTTTTGAAGGAAAATCAATATATAATGATTCTAGAGAACTAGTCGGCCGCGGCCGCAACTTCGAAGTGCCGCAGATTGAGACGCTGGCACTTAACTGGGACTTCAATCAAGTCACTGGCTCCAACGCTGCCGGCGAATTCAACGTTGTAGATTTCTCCTCCGGTTCGGTTGAGAAGAAAAAGAGGTACGGCTGGATAGGCGATATCACAAAGGCCCAATATACAGCCCGGGGCTATGGGTTTGCAACCTCTTCAATAAAGGTGATTGACAAAGAGTATATCACATCAGCTCGTCAGAACATGCCAGAAAACATGCAGTCTGAAGATATGATCTCTGTTTTGTCGACGCAAGATGACATACAGTTCACTAGAGACGCGCGACCAATAAATCACTTCTTTGCTTTCGAAAAGAGCATGTATCAGACAATTTCTGAAGAAATGCTCAATATATTTGCTAGTATAGTCGATTTTAACAACTTAATTGGTGAACCGGTTAACAAATATCGTCATGAATATAAGCAACTTAACAAGCTTCGATCACTTTTCTTCGAAAGGGTGCAAAACACACCAGATTTAGACAAATACGTTGAATTTTACAAGTGGTTTGACGACGCATTGTCTAAGATGCTGGAGCAGATGATACCAGCTTCTGCCGACTTCTCTGATGAGATAAGAACAGTCGTTGAAAGTCACATCTTGGAGCGAAGCAAGTATCAGCACAAGTTCCCGACGCTGGAGATGAAAACAAACGAAATCATCGGATCCGCCGAAAATGTACTTCCGCTGTCTCCAGGCTGGGCCAAAACTCACCACCCGGTGTCTGGAGATGAGGCTGATAATGCCAATTGGTGGAAAACCCGCGCTGAAAGGCACGATGTCATATCTTCGTCTGCCGGTATTGCGGTCAATTCTGCAAAGAACCAAATCCTTCGTGTGGTTAAGAGTGTTATTGATAGAAGGAAGACAACACCGTATAGATTCAGCCAAGTACAGAGAAGAACAATTCATGGCGGTATCAACTACCATCAGAATAAACGACGAGACATAATTTATAACTCAGTATATCCATTTGGGCCAATACTCTCCGGCACAAACGTTCCGTTGAACATCGCAATCACGTTCCAATCCGATCTAGACGCCTTGCCTCAAATTGATCACTTGGATCCAAATCAGAAGCGATATATGTCCAGTCGAATGACGCTTTCTAGAAACCAAGAAGACGGCGCACACTACACCCTCAAGGGGGATATGGTAGCATTATATAACTTAGTCAGTTCCTCTCGCGGCACTGCTCCAGAAGCTGGCTATAACAAACATGTAGTTCGTGCCCTCACGGGGGCGAATGTTCCAGCTGGCCAGATTGAATTGGTAAACTTGCACAGTGATACTGTCGGTGAAAGCAATGAGATTCCAATGCAGGGTCCGTTTACTGAAAAGTATGTTGGTGGTCGCCAACACAGGCACATTGATATAAACAGGGTCAGTTCAACAAAATCTGGCAAAAACAACTTAGATTCGAAAGCCGACCGCCCCGAAGGCTGGAGGCTGCTTTTGGATTGTTGCTCAGATGAGGATGAGACCGGCGCTATAGCCTTTGTTGGCCCTCAGTATCCAGATGATGGAGTCGGCGGCCCTCTAGGCTCACCACCTTACTTGATCGATAGGCCAAAAGCTCATCTTTATAGAGAAGTAGCAGCAAAGCGCCCGATTAACATTCGAAACATACGTCAGACAACCGGATCTCCAACAATTATTGGTAACTACTCTCATAACTACGAGGTTGTACATACCGTTGGTAGGACACATAATGATCCGTTCTTTAGGGACCAGTCTGTACAATTTGCACCATCGGCCGAGATACCATTCCTTCGCCGCGGCTCAAAGAATAAGACCGGTTCTGTTGGATACAGAAATCCATTAGGTTTGGTCGATGTACAAAAGGAGACACCACCGAAAGAGCAATTAAACTATCGATTGCCGACAAGGACGACAAACAAAACAGTTATAGTTAACAGATTTAGCTCCCCCGGCGGATTCGAAGTAATGTCAAGAGGTTACCTCGACCCTGCGCACGAAGAACTCTCTCCTTACAACGCGCTCCCCTATAGAAACCTAGGCATCCGAGGCTCTGGCAGTGGCGAAGCTGGAGATCAGCTAAGAGCTAACGATCACACCGGCCGCCGCCGCGGCCTGCAGACACTACTGAAACAGAGGTCCGGACAGTTTGGTCATGATGCCGACTTCGGCAGTGTCAATGCATTACAGTATGTCACAACGCCGGCCTATCACAAGGTACACAGAAACCGAAGGTTAGTACCAAAATTAGCTAGCCCTACAGACGATCAGAGTTTTATCACAGGCTCTCGCTACGATAACGCGTATGTTACACACGTAATTCCACAAAGTGATATGCAATATCGCTGGATTACAGCATCTGCTCTGTCGGTCGCTTCAAATAAGCTGCTAGGCTTTGCTCAGTTGAGTGGCGGTATTGCCCCCTCTACGGACATATTGTTCCTCAGTGCAAGTCAGTTTGTCAGTTATACTAGCTCCGCCGGCCAAAGATTCTTTGGTTCAGAGGATGACGATCTGGAAGCAACTTCCGGCGCCCAGAGAACCGTATGGACTGATTTTGCAGGAATTAACTTCCACATATATGAGCCGCTTACAGCATCAACTGGACATTTGGGCTATATCTCTACAGCTCCGGCAACAACATATGCAAATGTCGACATTCTAGACGCGCATAGAGACTTAGATACAGCTGTGACTTCCGGTTCCATGCTAAACGCACTATTGTTGCACAGGAATGGTCCGTATCAGTACCCATCTTGGAAGCAGGTTCGCACAGGTCAACATCCAGTCGCGCGATATCAGAGGCGAAACAACATTCTGACAATTAGAACTCAGCCAGAAACAATTGAAACAACATCAGGTGGTAAGACGAAAACCATTCAGGGACTCGGGGGAAACTCTTTCATTACATATGTTGAGCCGGCCGTGTCTAACGAGAGCAAGCCTCTGGTTCATATTTTTAAGAGTAGATTAACCGGATCCGATGTCTCCCGATCCCGCCGCCAAACTATCAAAATGGCCCACAGTTATACAAATAACTTGACTTACTTTGCAAACATTGAACTTAACAACAAATTGGGGACGATCAAAGACTCAGATACAGACTCAATGTTGAATCGCGTAAACAAGGTTCTTTTCGATCCTAATACTGACTCTCCGCTTGATAGTTCTGAGTCTATACGATTCATCTACTCCGAGAGGATCTTCCCTCGCCGAAAGAACTCTCCGGGTTTCAACAAGATTCGTACAAGAGAGAACTTTAGCATTGCCAATTATTGGGCAGCTGACAGAACATCTAGGGCAAGAGCAAACCCTCTCCCGATCTTCTCAGGTTCCCTCTCAACAGTAACGGGGGCCCTCCCTCCGAAGGTTGGACTCCTATCTCAAAGCATTTGGCCGCTTGACGCAGAACACGATGGCACATCGATGTTATCTAATGCTCGTACTCCCGGCAAAGGTGGCCCGGGCCTTTTGCAAAACAATTACACAACATATCACACAGCCAGCACGTATGCGCCGCTTAAGCAGTATGGCCCACTATATTGCAGAAGAACTCCTGCATCCATATGGGTACCCTACCACGAGTCTTCGGCCAGCTTCTTCCCCGGCGCGACTGTTTGGGAGGCAGCGACTCAAGCAGGCAAGCAACCATTCCAGGCATATGAAGATTTTTCTGAACATTTGAGACTAGTCGGCAAAGACTATTCCATAATACCAGAATTCAGAATGAGCGAACATCTAGATTATTATATCAACGAAAAGAGGGGCGACTTCTTAGCAGATCGAAATAGTGTCCTAGAGATCACCGGCGCAACAATAGCAGATAGCTCTAATGAGGATTTCTACAGTGTGTACGCTCACACTGACTTCATGAAGTATTTTGAAACTGTCGATGAACAATATCACGAGAAAACACTAACAGACGGTACAGAAATTTCTAGGGACAGGATCGCCCTCAAATGTTCCGCGCTACTTAAATTCCTACCATACGATGGATTCTACCCAGTGCAGAGAACTGTTGAATTGTCTAAATTATTCTTTAAGGACTTTGTTAGCGGGTCTGATGCAAAAGGTGAAGGCGCCCGTCTGCTGAGTACCCAGCTGGCGCTTAAGTCGACTGCGCGCAGGAACTCAATAAGCCCCGCAGTTACCTTAAACTCGTCCAGGCCATATGTTGAACCGTTTTTCGCGCCCGGCATCATGTATAACACCATCAAATCAGGTATCGCTGTAGACTATCCGGTCGCGATCAGTACAATGGTCACAGCTAGCTTGAGAAGGCACACCCTACACGGCACATCGAACACAGACCAATGGTATGTCTCCGCATCTGTTGGCGTCGGCGTCGATAAGCACTTCCATCGCGTTCCATTTGAGGCAATCATAAAACCATCATCTTATGTTAACCAAGGTACGATTAGCGGTTCTATCATATTCGATATGGAGCCCCATCCGAGTGGCAACTTGGCCGAAAAGGGGGCGCCGTTCCCCAATGTAGTAGTCACGAGAGAAGGCGGCGGAAAACTTTACGAATTGGCCGCAGAAAACTTTTTTGCTGAATGCTTAAATTTCTTCATGAAAGAAGACGAAGAAAAATCTCTTTTGACCACATTCGCATCGAAGCCTGAAAGTGACTTTGGGACCGTAGTGAGTGGCAACTTATACTCAATGAGAGTCAACTTGGATCGCGCCCCTATCGCATTGTTTGGCAGAAACTCTGCCGGCGCCGCAGCAAATTCAAACCCGGGATTCTATTCGATAAACGAGAATACCTTCAATATGTATGACAGGCCGTCTGCTTTTGGACCAGCATTCTGTGCGCACCGCACGGTTACGGGCAGTGCCATCGAAGAGCAGAAGACATTCGCATACCAGCCGGTCACTCCCTCCTACTATGATGGAAAGTCCTCTGCTCTTATTGTTTATCGCCCCGACACGACCGGTCGACCAACGTTAGATGATATCTTTGCAAAATCGAAGATCATATGCCAGAGGTCATTCGCCGAGCGCGCTGATGGCAAATACGTTGCATATAGTGATACAGATGGCACTGTTGTTGAATATGAACACTCTCTATCTCAACTATTAGCGATGCAAATAACATCCTCCGTTGACATATTAAAGAGCGAAACAATACCAATCCCAGACTCGGATCAGGTTAGTAAGAGATGGATAATCCAGCCAAAGTTTGAAACTCCTATATTAAACTTCGATAATTCAGTTGACGTTAATATTCCATCCGGACTTAATTTGCTAGAGTCTGATTACAGTAACGATAGTGCAAATAATAGACACATAAGGCAGTATTCCAAGGGCATGTGGCACCAGTACGGAAAGGTCCCAACTGGATCTGCCGGGGTGTGGTTGTCCCTGACAACAGACAGCAAGATATCAGACCCAACTGTTGAGGCACAACTGGCCGGCACATACAGCGACTCAAACTCTCTAGCTGATGTGGTTGGCATGCCTTTGCGCAGAGACCGAATAGGCGAAGTCAAAACATCTAAGATCATCTCCGAGGCCGTCGTCGCAGTTCCGTTCTTGGAGAAGCGCGGCCAGAAGGTTTTCTTCAATATATCCCGATCTGATATTGATGCCGCACTTGAGGGTTTTGATGGCGTCGGCGACACGATACAAAACATGGTTGATATGATGCAAAAATATGTCTTACCTCCGAAGTTCGACTTTATTAAGAACGCAACAATCCAGCCTTTCGCAATGTACATGTTCGAATTTTCTGCAGAGCTAACACAAAAAGATTTGACTGATATTTGGCAAAACCTCCCTCCAGATCTCTCAGACAGGTTTGAAAACAAGGAAGCGGTCATTGAGCATGATCTGTTGGCTAATGAGTTTTATGGCCTAGAGGGTCAAGATTTAGATGGTTCGCTCAAATGGCTAGTCTTTAAAGCTAAACGTCAAGCGGAGAAGAGCTACTTCAACTTACGTAAGGGCATCACAGCCTATAATGCTGTCGAAGACGGGAAAGAACTTGGCGACTTGTCAAACCTATTCAAAAATAGAAAAAACAAGCCCAGGCTGGTTAAATTAGGTCAGCGAAATATCAATTTATCTCGACGGCCAGCGGCCAAGGTATCTAGAACTCGGCTTTCTAAAGTTGGTACCCTCATGTCCGGTAGATCGAAGGTGGACCTAACAGAAGAGAGAGTGCCGAAGTACAGCTACAACTGGCCATACGATTATTTTTCATTAGTCGAGCTAATTAAGATTGACGCAGCGGTCCAATACGCAACAGAAGAGAGGGACGAGAATCCGATGATTCCTATTCCGTCTGAGGGTGAAAGATAGTGACAACATTCTTTAATAAGAAAGAAGAAGTTATAGAGGTCAAGCTTACACAATACGGAAAGCACAAATTGGCCCAAGGGAGACTTAAACCAGCCTATTATTCCTTCTTCGATGAGGGTGTCGTCTATGATTCTGAGTACGCCGGATTCACCGAAGCACAGAACGATGCAGACGTTAGAATTCAAAGCACAACCCCTAGCTTGAAGTCGCAGCACGTATATACGGGGATAGAGACTTCTGCTAGTTTCGCTTCACAGATAGTCCGCCAAGCGATATCGGATCAATTGGCCAACTCCCCAACTTACGCCACTCAGAATGATCCGTACTTTCTAGAGGATTTACAACCATCCGCGGACAAAAATGGCTTTTTAAGAAAGCCCTTGGGTACTTCAGCGCTCGTGCAAGACAAGCTCCCTGCCTGGAGAGTTTCACCGCTGATAGGGGAAATGTGCTCCTCCGAACAGAACCTCTCAGCCTCCGATGGGATCCAAAACATACCTCAGATCAATATAACCGTCGATTATGAAACCTTCGTTGCGCGCTTAAGTCCAGATGAAGATTTTGTAAACATAGCAGAGATTGACTCTGAAGTTTACAGTGATGGGACGTACGTCGTCATCCGCGAACATGATATCCTTTTATCCATAGAGGAAGAAAATGTCGATTTTAATAAAGAGAACTTTGATATAGAAGTGTTTGAACTATCCGGCCCGGAGCCTATGAGACAACTGACCTTTACGGATAGGACTCTGATTAGTGAAACACAGTTTTCGCAAACAGATTTCACAACAACGAACGTCGAATATTACTTAGAAATAAATGCCGACTCAGAAGTTGAAGCCGCGATGGTGCGGAAGGCAAACATAAAAGATCTCGTTTCGCCAGTACTTGTTGACAATGAGATCGGCGTAAGTACCAGAAAATATCTCATAAAGGATCTGTATGAGCCAGAGCCGGAGCTGTGCGACTAATGCAAATCAGCCCAGAAGGATTGACGACATCAACCGTCCCCCGCGTTTTTGTAAAAAACGTTTTGCTGGAAACGGATGGGGCCGATGGCATGGCTGTTACAGCAACTGTTATTATGAAACAGCAGACTGGCCAAACCTCTCCGTTCAGCTTGTCTAGACTTCGGCTCAAGGGGTTGCTGACATCGGATCGTCTATTGGCTAAGGATATAGCTCAAGACACTACCATCTTGGCTAAAGATTTAGCAGATAGCCCAGAGACAGTCTCAAGGAACATATCGGCTATAGATTCCCTGTATTCAAGTACCATGTCGACAGAGACATATACTACGACCGGTAATTTAACCACCAAAGATATAGCTTACACAATAAAAATAAACTTTCCTTCCGATAGGCCAAAAGATTTGGCACTGTTTGTTCTTCCATACGTAATTTCCGAAGAGGAGAGTCAACTGGGCTCAACTAATGCACAATTATCGGAATATGGTTTTGGTACATCCGATATTATTATCAAAAATAGTAAGATTAATCAAAGTGGCTTAGTGTTCTTGCTGCCACATGCTCCCGGCGCAACAGGTGGCCAGCTTTGGTTAGGTCCCGTACATAAGCATGCTGACAACACTTGGATGACGGGAGTATATCACACAGCCTCATCAAAACTTTTAGTAACTAAAGAAGTGCAGAATTCTAAGGTTAAAGATTTCAGAATCAGAGAAAAGCTGCAGAAGCTTTATATTAATCAGAATTCTCTCAAAGGAGGGGAAACTTTAAATAATACTGTAATACAGCGCCTCAAAAAATTATCAACTCTCAATAGCCTAAGAGAAAGAAAATCTGATTACATTTCTCCGATACATCTCGCTACGGATTCAAGCAATAATGTCAAATACCACTTCACTTTAGACTTTTTGAACATGGTTAAAGAAAATTGTGAATTCGCTTCCCTGTATGCGAATGAGGGTGAAATCCTATCATCGGCAAAAATTCTGTCATTTAAAATAATCAGAAGAAGGGTTCATGATGATTTTGTATTCAATCGCCTGACTGGTGGTGGTGTTTCAAACAGACTATTCTCTAAGAATGAAATAGAGGAAACCATCTCATCTGGCATAGGAGACTCCCTAGAAAGGGTGGATGTTTCCCCTTCAATTCCCGGCTTGCTTCATTATTTCGGAACAGACGAATCCATGGACGGAATAACAACGGGAAAATACCAATATGGGGTCGTTATAGACGTAACTGATTTAACGAAGGTTAAAATATTAGACTTCTTGTTTTCTCCACAATCCGGACTCGCTTCGAAACTATCAGATCTAAAGAATTACTTGGCCTTGGCCTCTCTGCCAAGAAATTATAATCCTTCAACAAACTCGTTTACCGGTAACTTTATGGGACTTGGTTCTTCTCCCATATGGCAGGAAGCTACGTCTAAATATATCGATCTTATTTCTATGATATTAGGCCCGAATCACATGATTGACGATATGACTCTAGAAGATTATGAGAACATATTACAAAATATATCCAGTCCACATTCTGGAAATCCCTCTGGCATAATGTTGTTGATTAGTTTAATTGAAAAACTAATTCAAGATCTCTCTTCTTTGTTGAAGGCGACCAACAATCAGAAACCACATACGGATAACTTCGGCGCATCGGCTCGACAGGCCACCGGCGTACCTAAAAACATATTCTCTTTCAAATCGTTCTTCAAGAAAAGCTATGACAGTGACCATCCCGCACAATATGGGCTGGATTACTTATCGGCCGAAGGATTGACTGCACAGCCTTCGGGCCCGCTCATGCGAACAGTCAGTTATTCAGCATGGGAAGAGAGAATTAGATTTGAATCAAGTAAGTATTTTGAAGAGGGCTCTGGCGAAGTTAACACTCACGGTTATCTGGGAGCATCATACATCAAACTTCCAAATCAAGAGGCTGTCAAAATAGTCTCTGAAGGCGAAGGCGCAGAAGATACTGCATCTGCCTTATATAATATACTTGCAGCCAATGCACGAAAATCTTCTCCGGTTAATTTAGTAACGCGCAAAGCAAATTTTGAAAAAGCAAATATTAACACAGTTGCGGCCGTGAAAGTGAGTAACAAAGTGTCAGCCCTGGAAGCTGCCGGAGCATCGATGGAGAATTCTAATCGAACCACCGGAAATATTTTTAAGATAGCCGCGGCCAGCGACCAATCTCATTTGAATACAACTGCAATATTGGGCAAGGACTCAAGTTTTGTACAAGAAGCGCCCCCTTCGCAGAGAATCAGCGGTTCTTCTGAAAACGTAACAAACAAGAAGGCTTCCTTTGCCGGCTCAAAACTCTTAGAGAAGCTTGAAGCAAACGACAACTCTATCACGAACCAGCTTTTAGAGTCGGACGCGTTTAATGGATTCTCATCGGATCGACCAACGACCACAAAGACGGTTGGAAACTCTAAGGCCGCTCCTGCCTCTAAAACTTCAAAGTCTTTGGCCGAAGCCAGCTTCAAAAGCGCAGTAGGCAATACACAACCGTTGCCGGCAGATGTTGCACTAGTCGCCGCCAAATTTGGATTTACAAAGAAGATAGAATACCTTTCAGGATTTAAGAAAGACGAGAGCACTGGATATACTTTCATTAAAGAGCCCACGTGGCTAGAATTAGCAGAAAACGTGTACGAGAATGCGAAAACATTAAACAGGGTTATTCTTTGCAGAATTGTGGACCACGACTTATCACTTCCTTCGTTTAAAGGTTTTGATATGCCAGTGTATAATGAATACTTCTTAATCGGTCCAGCTCGTTCGAAGAAGACGAACAGCACAAACGTTGGAAGCATCCCGTCCATCCGACGGTCGACTAAGAGAGAGGAGTTCATTTTGCAGGAAGCTGTTTCTTCGTATGCAGATTTTGGAAAATCATCCAAACTTCCAAGCTCGATAAGGCTAATAGTGGAAAAGGCCAACAAACATCAACAAAAAATAGCAAAAACTCCTGAGGAGCTAGCGCCTAGTCGTCCCCCTGCTCCAATTGGGACTCCTAACCTAATTGACACAGCAAACAGTAAGCTAGGCACCTCTACGGCCACCAGGGCAGCATCGGCCGACATTTCAACTCCAAGCGCCGCGTCAACAAAGGGCAACACTGGATACTAGTAGGGAATTAACGATTATGGGTAAATTACAAATAATATTAGAGCCTTCGCTCCATGGTCCGACACTAGCGCAGAGGAACAACCCTCAAGATCCGTCCGTAAGACAGTTTGGAAACACGACACTCGGCGCACACTACAAAACTCACGGAAACAGCCCCGCGACATTCAATCAGCCAGACATGTTTAGGGCCACATGTGGCCGCTATTGGACAACGGACCTCGCTCCGGGCCATGGTCCGTTGATATACAGGAACAGGAGTTCGGAAAACCCCACTGGTGATCCCGCGTTTGTCAACGCCATATGGCCGGTGTCACTTCAGGGAATGAACGAGAATAGTGAATTAATCCATGTTCCCTTTGAAATCACTTCCATGGTGTCCATCGGTCACGCCTCGATGCTGCCCGGTAGTCTTTACACTGCTCTTTTAGCAGATCCAGAGAGTGTTGGTGCCATATATCAGCTAGGCAAACTCTCCAATGGCCCCGGTCCCGGCCCAGTGAGGACAATTAGCATGACAATGAGCTATTCTCATGAACACTTTGCCATGGGATCGTACGCGGGATCTGTGCCGGAAACTTTAGCAAACCCAGGTTATACGAATTGGAGAAAGTATATTTTAGGTGGTCCGGTAATCTCGGGTCAATTGGCCCCCATGAAGGGCTTGTTTAATTTACATTCGCCGACCCTCTTCCCACAGCACATGACAGATCATGTGTTCTATATGAATCGCCCATATGATCGCGGCGAGGCAGCTTACATACAAAATAATTCAGTTGCAACACTCATGAGTGCCCGGGCACAAGGGACTTATAATTACTTCCTTTCCAGTCGGTATGAGATGGAACTCGATGAACTTCTCATGCCAAATTCATATGTGGTCTACAATGGAATGAATACATCAACCGATGTACAGGGTTTCGAAGCGCAGAATCAGACGATCAACAATGATCTTATAACCTATGATGGCGCTGTCAATCTACCAACAAATACCCTTCAAATACATGAAGAGGTTGTGCCAACGACGCATCCCGGAGCAAGGCCCCGTCCATATCTATCTGAAGTTGCGCGCCGTATCAATCGAGTGATTGAGGATGAACCAGAATTTGTCGATGCAGTTAGAAAAAAGCATGCATATATCGGAATATCGAATAATATTACGAGCCGCAATGAACAATCGGTAGATTATCTAAACAACCATGAACTATACCCCATGAGTGTTGTCTTGGACTTTGATTCTAAGGCCGATGGCGTAGACTTTTATTCTGTTCTCTCTTCGCCAACATATTCTCCGACATTTAATATGGTCGACCCCGTTATGTATCATATTATGAGAGCAGACATAGCTACAGATGGCGTATTAATACCGCCCGCGTCCCCCGCGTCGGAGAACTATATAGACTTAAGTGCCCTTTCACAACACCTTGCGGGACAGATAACAACACCTGGGGCATACTATCAGACAGCGCGTATGTCCTCTCAGATATCGACTTTAGATGGCTTAGAGAATATTAACCTCACTGGGTATCCGAATGGAGCCTCTACGGGCCCGTACGATCTTAGATGTCTGGACCTTTTCGGCGTTATGACAGAACTGCACAAGACCTCTCCAGTTGGTGAATATGCTTCCGAAGAGATCGGCGCCGTGCCCTCTGCGCTCTTTGGTCCAACAAAAGAACATGGAATTATTAATGGATATGGTACGATTGTTGGTTCGGATGTTTCCACCGCCGGCGAAACCCCCTTATCACACCCAGTGTCCCACATCAAATTCCAGAAGCTTAAAGATACCTACAAAGCGCTCTGGGATATGGTTATAAAGAATCAAAGAAATTGGTCTCAAATAATGGATGGAGAGACTGCATATGTCGAACCTCTATTGTATAAGATCATCAAATATGATGAAAATAACAATAAGTTACAGACATTTTATTTACCCCGATCCGCAGACAAAGATTCTGCCGGCAACCCAATCCCTAGCACGAGAAACCTAAATTTCGCAGACACGCAAATATCCCATGGGAAAAGATATAAATATGATGTTTACGAGTATAATCTAGTTGTAGGATCCGAGTATAGGTACCGCGATGCAGAGACCAGCCCAGCCCTACCGACGCCGCCCCAATACCGCCCCGGCATTAGCAAGATTTTAGGATATGGGAAAGCTTACGGTAATGCATGGTCGTCCGTAATGGGCCCCGAAGATTCAGAAATAAGTCGATTTCACTTGGCACCACACGAATCCCACTTCAACAACCCGGCCCATCCCGCGATGGTCGATTTTGATATACCAGTTGATCCGACCACTGCCGTTGCCGGCAACGCCGAAACGCTTCATGCCGAAGTTTTCAACGGAGAACCCGCCGATCTGCCATCTGGCCTTAACCACTTTTTCTTAGACCTTATTGAATATGACTCATCCGGCAACCCAATTCAGTCAGAGGCAGTAAGACTAGATCTAGGTGAGACCCTGACCCAAGAAGTTCGGACTGAGAAGTACTCATGGAAGCTAAGGGTGGAGTCGATAGAATCTGTGTTGAATAACCATCCGGATTTAACATATACGTATCACTGTAAATATGTGTCGGCCCAATATTCCAGCTATGCACCCGATGGTAGCCCGAACGGTTCTCCCAACCTTACAGAATTCCTCCCCGGGCTTCCGATACATTTTGTAATAGCCACAACATCCGGCATTATAGAGCAAGGTCTAGAATCTCTATTCGGAATCCCGTCTTCGGCGGCAGCTCAAGTTCCAGCCGCTCTAGCTGCAGCCGCCTCAAATCCCAGCGCTAAATCAAGCACATCGAATACTCAGCTAACTGCAGTTGCCTCAACTTCCGCCTTTGCGCATACTCAGCTAGCCGCAGCCGCCTCAAATTCCAGCGCTAAATCAAGCACATCAAACACTCAGCTAGCTGCAGCCGCCTCAAATTCCGGCTTTGCATCAAACACTCAAGTTGCCGGCGCTGCAGCGTCGACCCCTTCCTTGGCCCCCACGGACCAGTCAGGGTTTAAAATGCTTTGGCGAACGGGCCCGCACGGCTGGGAGCCAGATTTTATTCCATCTTCCGAAGACGGTACCGCCACAGTTAACATAGATCATGCACCCTCTGTTAAGATATATGAGTGCCCATACTACACAACCGGTTTGGTCCAAGCCAGAGATCACGCCCCCAGTTTACCCGAAGTGAATGTGGTACCATACAGGGGAAATAACAGAGATATATTATTTTTACTCAATTCGCCGGCCCTTAGTTATTCAATGGAGCCCATTGTTATAGAACCATCCGACGATGAAATATTTAACGAACTAAGGAACGCCCACAATCGCCCAACTGGCCCACTAGTCTTTAAAGCAGATGATAGAAATATCAGATATCAAGTATATAGAACAACCCAGAGGCCAAGCAGTTATAGTGATTTCTCTGGCCGGCTCTTAACGACGGTTAGTTCAGAATTGGAAGAATCAAAGCTTTCTACGGGTGCTGCTCTCAAGGACCAGTTACAATCAAACACAAAATATTATTACACCTTTAGGGCTGTCGATGGACACCATCAGGTTTCAAACCCAACAGCAGTGTACGAGATTGAGCTGGTTGATGAAGATGGTCGTATCTTCCCGATTATAAAAACTATAGAATTTGAGGGTGCCCTGCCGACTTTGACCAAGCCACTGAAGAAATACTTGAGCATTGCTCCCGCACTGAGTCAGAGGATGTTCAATGCAGAACAGATTCCTACTACGGGGTCGGCAGGGGATCCAGAATATCAACTAGAGCACAGAGTCTTAGGCGTTGAGTCAGATTCGATTTGGGCCCCATCGAGTCAGTCTGGCCCCGTATGTGATAGAACATCTACAAAAACTTATAAAATCCGAGTTACTTCAAAATCTACGGGCAAAAAGCTTGATTTAAATATAAAGTTCACAGAATCTTCAATTGTGAACCCCGAGCATGAATAAATTCGATTTTAAATGATTTAAATACTAATTAACAAAGAGGAATATATTACAAAATGGCATTTTTAGACAATTCAGGTGACATCATCCTAGACGCAGTTCTTACCGACACTGGTAGAATGAGACTAGCTAAGGGCGACGGAAGCTTTAAAATAGTTAAGTTCGCGCTAGCTGATGATGAGATCAACTATGGCCTCTATGACTCAAATCACTCAAGTGGTTCTTCATACTACGATCTTTCAATTTTACAAACGCCCGTCTTGGAAGCGTTCACAAACAACGCATCTTCTATGAAGTCTAGGCTTCTGACAATTTCTAGGAATGATCTCCTATATCTTCCGGTTTTGAGATTAAACACAATTGCCGGCAACGGATCCGAAAAGCACTCTGCTTCCTCTGCATTCGTTGTGGTTGTCGATGAAAACACTGTTGGCGTTGACAGTTCGAATGGATTGGGTCAGCAACTGGGCACAGGAATCCTAAACGGCAACATACCGGGTGATAGCACAAACTCTGTACGAATAGACCAGGGTCTAGACACATCAGAGATCTCTAAGAATCTAGTACTCGATCCGGATTTAGTAGAGACACAGTACATTGTTGAGATGGACAACCGGTTGGGTTACCTTGTTACTCCGAATGGTTCCGCTGCAACACCTGCGCAGATTAGTTTTGTCGATGATGACCAGATATCCAGCTACTACTTGACAGCAAACACTGATGCATCTTTTATTAGTAACCTAGGTCCAACGGCTCAATCTCCAATCAATGGCCCACGCGGCACAATATTGGAATTTAGAATTGGTGCTAGCATAAACTTGAGAACAAATTCTCATTTGTTTGATAAACTAGGCTCTTCTGGTGCCTCTCTAGCTAACGACGCCGGCCTTGCTTTGGGAACCCATAAGTTTATTGACTCAATAATTCGTGTCTCTGGGGTGACAACCGGGTACTCTGTGGATATTCCAGTGAGATACGTTAAGAAGTCTTAATAAAAGGATACAAAGATGGCAAGCAATACTTCTACATTTAAAACATTTCTAAACAACGACGTTGTTTCGACGCGCACTCTACTTCACGAGGCGCTTCCCATTACGGGCGCAATTGTTTCTGGCACATACGGCGGCAACAATATTAAAAACTTTTCACATGGTATGTTCCAGAGTGTTTATGATTACCCGTACCTAAGTTCCTCTGCGAATCATATTTTTGATATTGCAGTTGGATACTCTCCCAACTCTCACATGTCTTCTTCGACTTCTGTACAGAACGCAAAGAAGATTAACATCTACAATCAGATGGCACAGCTTTTAGTTGGCTACGATTCTGATGGAAAAATCAAAGAGTTCGATTCCGATGGCGATTTAAGTGGCGGACGTAAAATCAAGGAAGCTTTCTTTATCAACTTTTCCAGGCTTCTCACTAAAGATGAGATTAAGAAGCAAAGCTTCTCCATGACAGTTGTAACCGGTGGCGCATGCACTAACCCAACAAAGAACTTAGCAATTGCTGATTTAAACGCAAACACTAACTACAAAATCAACTCGCCGGCCGGCGAATATGCTGTCTTATACACCGGCTCCACATCCGGCGATACAGCGCAGGGCGTCGGCCTACTATACTATCAGGCGGGAATCGCCGTTGTTACAGCTAGCGTTTTCCGCGGCCGGCCAAACGACATTGGTGGCTCTGGCGTAGCAGATTATTTTGGCCCACAGAATGTCCCAACGCTGAGAAAGAACAGCATCACTGGTTCATTAACAGGATCTCAGATTTCTTCTTCCGCAGATGGGTTTAGAAACAGATTGAAGAACATCTCCTTCAACAACACGACGGAGTTAAACTCAACAATCTACTTCTGCAGAGCAAACAACAATGAATTCAATTACAGTTCCAATCCGACCTATGTTTCAGGAAGTAAGATTCAGGTTAAGACAAATGCAGTCGACAACCCAGTCTCTTACATCACTACGGTTGGCTTATATTCTGCAGACAATGAACTGCTAGCTGTTGCTAAATTGTCCGAACCTCTTAAGAAAGATCCACAGAACGAATTTACATTGCGCGTGAGACTTGATTACTAGCCTATTTATTGAAGGGAGTAATCGTGTCTTACATATTTAAATTTAATCGCAATGACATTTTTGTTAATACGATAGAGGCTAATCCTCGCGTTGATTTTCAAATCTACAGTGGCTCCGCTTATTATAATAACAGAACTGCCATCTCTGGGGCCTTTACTTCAAGTGTGGTAGCACCACCGGGCCATTTATCGTTATATGAGATGAATGTTGATAGATCGGGCTTAGTGGCCGAACTGGAAGGCAACCACGCCCATCTCGCAGGTACTGACGCAACTGCCCATTGGGCCGGAGAAAATCCAAGAATCCACTCATTCGTAGTCAAAGACGGCACAAGACTATCTTTCAGGACCGCAACGACTGCGCAATTCAACTCTGCCACCCAATTCGGCGCTCATATATACAAGCAATATCCCCTGGTCTCCTCTTTACACAGAGAATTTTATTACCCAACTACTGCGCGAACCACCCCTTCGCGAACAGCTCCTTCTGAGACCGGCGACTATCCTATATCTTCCGGAGCAATATCTCACCTATACGCCCTCAAGACAACAATGAACCACTATACGAGGCTCAGTCCCCACTATGCGTATACTTCCTCTAGAGGAGATTTGAGCTGGGATAAAGAAACACAGTATGTTAACTTGGTCTCCGTACCGTCTATATTCTATGGTTCGGCGATAGAAAAGGGTACTGTAGATTTAAAATTCTATATAACTGGTACACTAATTGGGCAACTTCAAGACATAAGAAGGAACGGTGAACTAATTCAAGTTGCTCCCCGCGGCAGTACTCGTTCCGGAAGCATCGCCGGCACAGTTCTATACAATGAGGGGTTCCTTATATTAACGGGCTCTTGGCCACTAAGCTCAAGTGCTAAAGAAGAATATTTTAAAACAAACTCGCAAGACTACCCTAGGTGGGTTCACTTTGCCAGCTGTCTTTCTCAGAGTGCCGAGACTACTCCATCCTCAAGCTATAGTTTAAACTTCAACGGGACAACGCGTACGCCAACAATGACGATGATGGCCCATGCCAAAAAGGGCATGCTCAATCATTCGAACAATCCAACATATGTTAAATATGGGGAGTCGGCCATACCCTCTACAGGTTCGAACGGCTATATAGAAAACACCGAAAAAGAAATTAAAAATATTGTTAAATCGCCGTATAATGATCCTACAGGGAGTTTTAAGAAGGTTACATATATCACAAAAATCGGAATATATGATGAGAACAAAAACCTTATTGGGATTGCAAAATTGGCCAATCCTGTAAAGAAGACCGAAGAGCGCGCGTTTACTTTTAAATTAAAATTAGATATATAATGATCCTAGGATTAGACATCAGTACCAGTATAACTGGTTACACTGTATTAGATGAAGATAGTAAAATTGTTTTGTGTGATCATATCGATCTACGTAAAAAGAAGAACTTTTTCGAAAAATCTATTTGCGTCGAAGAAGTTCTAGAAAATATTAAAAAAGAATATTCCATAGATCAGGTCTATATTGAATCGCCCTTTACTTTCTTTAGGTCCGGTGGTTCTTCAGCAACCACGATGGCCATTTTACAAAGATTTAATGGCGTTATTTCTTGGATGTGTTATAATATCTTTAATACAGAACCGAACTATCTCGGCGCAACTGCTGCTCGTAAACTCTGCGGCATCACCGTCCCCCGCGGCCAAAAGGCAAAACAAGTTGTTGTGAAGTTTGTACTTGACAACGTGGATGGCTTTCATGTAGAATATACAAGAAGTCAGAATCCAAAGCCCGGTTATGCCGACAGGGCGGATAGCTATGTGATTGCAAGAGCCGGTTTTATTGAGTGTACGCAGAAAAATTTAAAATAATAAAAGAAGTTCTTGGTGTCGGATATAAGTCTAATGACGAATATCTGTTTTTTTGCCCATTTTGCAAGCATCATAAACGAAAGCTTTCTGTAAACGTCGAGAAAGACGTTTTCAAATGTTGGATTTGTGACACAAGAGGTCGCAACCTTCAGAGGATTGTTAGAAGGTTTGGTACATTTCATCAAAAGCAAAAATGGAAAGAGCTAACGCAAACCGTCGATATATCCTTGTTCGACGAACTGTTCAGTGGTGTACTAGAGGAGGAACCAGATGAGCCCGTTTTCCTTCCGCCCAGTTTTGTGTCTCTAGTGAATAGCCATTTACCTTTGACTTCTTTGCCGGCCCGAAAATACCTTAAGAGCCGAGGGATAACAAAGAAGGAAATAACTAGGTGGAAGATTGGATATTGCGCTTCTGGAGATTATGCCGGCCGAATAATCGTTCCATCCTTTAACGAGGACGGGAAGATAAATTACTTTGTCGCAAGAAGTTATGGTAACGAATATCCAAAATATAAAAACCCACCATCCAGCAAGGATATGGTGTTTAACCACCTTTTCATCGATTGGTCTTCGGACCTAGTTATCGTTGAGGGTATCTTTGACGCGTTCGTCGCCGGCGCAAACTCAATTCCCCTTCTGGGCTCAACTCTTCGCGATGACTCAAGCTTATTTAAGCAGATCGTCACAAACGATACACCGGTCTACATCGCACTGGATCCAGACGCAGAAAAAAAATCTATGAAATTAATAGAAAAGTTGTTGACATATGATGTTGAGTTATATAAAATAGATATAAGTCCCCACTCAGATGTTGGGGAAATGACAGCAGAGGACTTCCAAAAGAGAAAGGACGAAGCCCCCCTCATGTCTTTCGATTCTTGTTTGATGAGAAAGGCTATGATGATTTAATTATGATTAAAATTGCACACGCCGCTGATATTCATATCAAAAACCTTAAGTACCACTGGGAATACAACCAGATCTTCGACAAAATGTACGACCACCTTCGACAAGAAGAGGTCGACTACATTTATATCGGAGGAGATATTGCACACACGAAAACTCAAATCTCTCCGGAATTTGTTGAGATGTGTTCAAGATTTTTATCTACCCTTGCAGACATCGCACCTACTGTTGTAATCTTGGGAAATCACGATGGAAACCTGAAGAATTCTTCTCGCCAGGACGCAATCACTCCGATTGTGGAGGCCCTAGAGCATCCAAACTTGCACTTGCTTAAAGATTCTGGAGAATTCACGTTAGACAACAAAGTCGTTTTCAACGTATTGTCTGTGTTTGATGAAGAGAATTGGATCGACCCTTCGAACAGCGAAGCAATTAACATTGCTCTGTATCACGGTTCAGTTTCAGGTGTACAGACCGACGCCGGCTGGGTCATGGACTATGGCGATCATGATGTATCTATTTTCGCCGGCCATGATTTCGCGATGCTTGGCGATATCCACAAGACAAATCAGATCCTTGACGAAGATGGCCGCGTACGCTACTCTGGATCAATCGTACAGCAGAATCATGGCGAAACAAACGATAAGGGGTTTCTGATTTGGGAGATCGAGAGCAAAGATGATTTCACTGTACGACATGTTGAGTTAAAGAATCCGAAGCCTTTTATTACAATTGAACTGACCCGCAAAGGGCGCATGCCACGTGGCGTCAATATCCAATCCGGAGCACGAGTTCGGTTGGTTTCAAACAATAACTTACCCCTGGAAGCCATGCGCCGCGCTGTCGAGGTGGCCAAACATAGGTTCAGCCCAGAGAGTATTACTTTCTTAAATCGCGCTGCAGGTGAGCGAGGCACCGTCGATGGCGCCTCAAGTAATCTTATTGAGGAGAATCTCAGAGACATCTCCGTGCAAGAGAAGTTTATGCGCGAATACTTGAAGGATTATGAGGCCTCGCAAGAGGTGATGGAAAAAGTTTTTGAGCTGAATAGGAAATATAACAAGGCTGCTGAGTCAGGTGAGGACATCTCCAGAAACGTCAACTGGAAGCTTAAGAGTTTCAAATGGGATAATTTGTTCAACTATTCTGATGGAAACGTTGTCGATTTTGAAAAGCTTTCTGGTATTGTTGGGATCTTTGGTAAGAACTACTCTGGAAAGTCTAGCGTTATTGATAGCCTTCTTTTCACATTATTCAATTCCACTTCGAAGAACGAGAGGAAGAATCTCAATGTTATTAACCAAAACAAGGAGTTTGGCCAAGGCACAATTGAAATTGAAATTGGAGACAACTGCTATACTGTTGACCGACGCTCCGAGAAGTATATAAAGAAACTCAAGGGTAAGGAGACTCAAGAGGCGAAAACAGATCTAGAGTTTAATTCTAAAAATAAGATTACTGGAGATAGTACCAGTCAAAATGGACTAACGAGGATGGAAACTGACAAAAACATTCGAAAGGTTTTTGGTTCTCTAGATGATTTTCTTCTTACATCTATGGCTTCGCAGTTGGACTCCTTGTCTTTTATTAAGGAAGGTTCAACCCGCCGTAAGGAAATCCTTGCTAAGTTTTTAGATTTAGAAATTTTTGAGAAAAAGTACAAGCTAGCGAAGGAAGACGCCTCTGACCTACGCGGAGCCCTTAAGCGATTATCCGCCAAGGAATACGACGAGGGCATTGAGAAATCGGAAGAAGAGCTTCGCCTGAATGAGAAGCATCTTAAGAAGCAGCAATTGCTTTGTGCCGATCTTAAGAAAAAAATAGAAGAAAAAGAAGAATCAATAATCCAACTAGAAGAGAAGATTGGTTCGATACCTACGGAGATAATTGACCTTCTTGCTGTCTCTACAGAAAGGGAGAATAAGAGCCTTGAGGTGTCTTCTTTAAAAGAGAGAGTGGAAGAGCAGAGAAAGAAAATAATCGATTGTGATTCTACTCTAGAAAACATCAACGAGTTTATGGACAACTTTGACGTTGAAGAGCTAGGCCAAAAGGAAGAAGATGTAGAAGCCCAGCGCATAAACTTAGCGAAGATCGTACAGTCCGCGCGCGATACAGAAAAGGATATCAATAACAAGAAGTCCAAGCTAGCTCTACTAGACGAAGTTCCGTGCGGCACCGAGTACCCCACGTGTAAGTTTATCCGCGACGCCCACCGGGCCCAGAAAGCATTGCCAAACTTGAATTCGATGTTGTCGAAAACCCTTGTCAGCGCAAAGGAAGCCAAGGAACAGATCGATCAACTGAATCCCGGCAATATCGGTGATATGAGAAGTACGTACAACGATGTGCTATTTCACAAAAACCAGCTGGAGATCAGAACGAAGGATTATAAGTTAGATCTAGAACAGACTAACGCTTCGATCATCTCTTTACAAAAGGAGGTTGGCGAACTGGATGCGAAGATAAAGCAATATGAGGACAACAGGGAGGCCATTGAAAACCTAGAAGCCCTAACAACTCAGAAATCGAATTTCCTAGGAGATCTGGAGACACACAGAACTGGTCTAGCTCAGTGTGATGTGGAAGTCATGGAACTCTACAAGCTTCACGGCTCCCTGGAACAACGACTTCAAAATCTAAAAAATCAAAAGAAGGAATTGCAAGGCCTGCGAGAAGAATATTCAGCTCACGACCTTTATATGAAATGTATGCATTCGAACGGAATTGCTTACGATATTATCAAAAAGCAGCTTCCGGTGATTAATGAGGAAGTTGCAAAAGTTTTGGCGAATATTGTTAGTTTTGAAGTTTTCTTCGAAGACGACGGACGACGCCTCAATATCTTTATCAAGCACCCGTCCCATGAAGCGCGCCCCCTAGAGATGGGTTCCGGAGCAGAGAAGACAATTGCTTCCATGGCGATCCGCTTGGCGCTACTATCTGTGTCGAGTCTTCCGAAAGGCGATATTTTTATTCTTGATGAGCCCGGTACCGCACTGGATGAAGACAATATGGAAGGATTTGTGAGGCTTCTGGATCTTGTTAAGTCTTACTTTAAAACAGTTCTCCTCATATCTCACTTAGACAGTCTCAAGGACTGCGTAGATACCCAGATAACTATTGAAAAAGTAGATGGTTACGCAAATGTAAGGTTGTGATTCCTTAAAGAGAATACTAGTTATGTTGTAAGGAGCATATTACAATGCAGAACATTATAGACAAACTAGTAGAAAAATTAATATCTAGAAAATTATTAGCATGGCTTACAGCAACGGCTCTCTTAGCATTTTCGGATTTGCAATCGGGTGATTGGGTTACGATCACGACAGTCTATATCGGTGGCCAGACAGTCATCGATGCAGTGGCCAAGCTCAAGGGTCATTAATGACAAAATTAAAAAAGGCCTGGGTGTGGTTTAAAAATCACTGGTACATACCTTTTGTAGCCCTGTTGATGCTTTGTGCTTTTTTAATATTCTTAATCACGAAGAATTCAATGTACGTGGGTTCTCTCTTGGGACTCTTAGATTCCTCTAAGGCAAATTATGACAGAGAGCGACAGGCGCTAGAGGATATCGGAAGAAAAGAAAGAGAAGCCAAAGATAGAATATTAAAAGAATACGATTCTCGTCTTAAAGAGTTGGAGAAAGAATACTCCGACCGCGGCATCGAACTTGATGAATCAAAAAAGAAAGAACTTAAAAGAATCGTAGAAGAGGGCTATACTGATCCCGAGAGTCTTTCAAGAGAGTTAGCTCGACTTTTTGGATTAGAACATGGTTAAAAAAATAATAGCAAATATTTTAATATTGACGTTTCTATTTTCCACATCTGCTTCTGCTGCAGATGTTGTTAATTTGGACGCCGGCGACCCAGCACCGTTTGCGGGCGTACTGCTCTCTCCAGCTGCAGCTGCAAAAATTATAGTCGACAAAAAGTTTGAAGATACAGAGTGCGATCTCCGAGTTGAATATGAGCTATCATTACAACAAGCCAGATTCGAACTGATGTTAGAAAACAAAAGCATATCTTTAGAGGCTGCGAATGATCGATACGAACAGATGATGATTCTTAAGACGGCCGAGATCGAGAACCTAAGAGAATTAGCCCTCAAGCCAAAGCCAGTAAATGGCCAACTCTTAATTGCGCTGGGGTTTGGAATAGGGACTTTAACATCCTTAGGGATATTCGCCCTATCGACAGAAATAATATCCCAGTGAAAAAAGATCAAGATTACGTTGCGAAGGTAGAGCAAGCTATAGCTCAAAAATATGGCGTTGCTACAGTGCAGAGTCCTAAGGCTACGTGGAGCGAAAAAAAGGAAAAAGAATACCTAGCTCAGTTAAAAGAAGAGGCAAAGAAAAGCAGCGAATTTGCAGATAAAAATGAGAAAGCCGAAACTGACGGCTTTTTTATAAATAAAAAACTACTTATTAAAGATCATAATAGGTCTTGTCCTGTTTGTAGTGTTTACTCATTTAACAAATTAGACGACGCCTATATGGTTAAGTTTGAATGCTGTTTCGACTGTTACGTACAATGGGTTGAGGACAGGGAAGAGCGCTGGTTAACGGGCTGGAGGCCCAATAAAGAGGAAAAATAACATGGCATCAACACTAGAGATTATACAGGGCATCGCCCAAGCCGCCGCAAATGCATATGATGGCGCCCACGACGAATCTATCACGGCCGATGGCCGCGCCAGAAAAGTTGGTTTAAAGAGAGAAGACGGAGACTTCTTAAAAGATCGCCGTGTTATGGACGGCTTCGGAGTTCAATTCCGCGGCCCATTCTTAAGAATCACATACCAATCAGAATTGCAACTTAAGGAAGTTCACGGCAACGACTTTGAGAACGATGTATCTGCAATGATACAGAGTATCGCACAGTTCCTCAAAAAAGAATACAAAACAATAAGAAAAGAAAACCTCACTCTAACAAAGCAGGGTGAGATTGATATTATTGTACAGAAAATATCCAACGTTAGAAGTGACGTTCAAGCTTATTGCGACTATAAGATCGGCGGCCTGGGAGACGTACTTGGCGATTCCGAAGAAAGCAGTGCCGACAGATTAGACGACACAATAAAGAAGTTCCTCTCCGAAGGACGTAGAGGCATTAGGAATTCACAGAACGTCATCGAGGGCTAGCCGCTAGCTGCAATGTCTTATAATCTTTCCAAGAAACAGATTGTAAAAGAGATAGTAAAATCCGGAAAAGATTCGGTTTATTTTATAAATAGTTATTGCAGAATCTCTCACCCCTTAGAGGGGCTAGTCCCCTTTAGTACTTATGACTATCAGGACGAACTCCTAAGAGACTTCCAAGACCACCGCTTCAATGTGGTGCTCAAAGCTAGGCAGCTTGGTATATCGACTATCACTGCCGGATACGTTGTCTGGTTAATGCTTTTCCATAGAGACAAGAATATTCTTGTCATGGCAACAAAGTTCAACACCGCAGCCAACTTGGTAAAAAAAGTAAAAGCCATCATGAGGACGCTCCCAGAGTGGATGCAGATATCAAAAATCTCAGTCGACAACCGCACCTCCTTTGAATTAAGTAACGGCTCTCAGATTAAAGCGTCATCAACTTCTTCGGATGCCGGTCGCTCCGAAGCTCTTTCTTTGTTAGTAATCGATGAGGCCGCGCACGTTGAAGGTTTAGATGAACTGTGGACCGGCTTGTATCCGACCCTATCAACTGGTGGTACCTGTATTGCACTGTCTACCCCAAACGGTGTCGGCAACTGGTTCCATAAGACTTGTATTGATTCTGCGAATGATTCGAATGATTTTCATTTGACAACTTTATCATGGGACGCACATCCGGACCGCGACCGAGAGTGGTTTGAAAAAGAAACCAAAAACATGTCCCGCCGGCAGATCGCTCAAGAGCTTGAATGTAACTTCAACATGTCCGGTGAAACGGTTATTCACTCCGAAGATATGGAGCGCTTAGTCATGGCCGCAAGTGAGCCGAAGCATAGAACCGGCTATGATAGAAACTACTGGATATGGCAAGAATATCAAAGTGAGGGGAGTTACTTACTGACAGCCGACATCGCCCGCGGCGACGGTAAAGACTTTTCAGCTTTCCACGTATTAAGGATCGACACTATGGAAGTGGTTGCCGAATATCAAGGCAAGCCCACCCCGGACGCGTACGCTGATATACTATGCTCTGTTGGGAATGAATATGGTTCCTGTATGATTATTGGTGAAAACAATAATATTGGCTTTGCAGTGCTTAACAAGTTGATTGAAAAGGGTTATTCTAATATATATTATTCAAGGAAGGGCAATCATGAGTATGTCGACAGCTATTCCGCAGAATTTCAATCAGGGGTTGTTCCAGGGTTCACAACGTCTGCAAAGACACGCCCTTTAGTAATAGCAAAGATGGAAGAGTTTATTAGAAACAAACTAATTAAGATAAATTCCAATCGTTTATTAGGTGAATTGAAGACCTTTATTTGGCAAAATGGCCGACCACAGGCTATGAGAGGCTATAATGATGACTTAGTTATGTCTTTGGCTATTGGTTGCTGGGTGAGGGATACAGTGTTGATCGAGAATCAAAGAGATATACAATACAATAAAGCTATTCTAAACACTATTTCTAAAAGCAATAGCACGATAAACACTTCAATTCCCGGTATGATGGCACACAAGCCAGTGAAGAAGGAACAACAAAAAGCAGAGGCTGCAAAGATAAATAAAGAATTTATCTGGCTACTTAAAGGTTAAAAACAATGGCACCAAGAGATAAAAATCCAAGAAATTCCAACTCCGCTCTTTTCAAGAGGCTGACCAGACTATTTTCTGGCCCTCTCGTAAACTACCGCGCGCAATTTACAAGAGAAGAAAGAAGAACAGATTTAGATAAATACCGGTCCCGTCTTAAGACAAGTAGTGGCCAACAGTTCAAGAGATCCCACGACAATTACGGTCATAATTTAAATATGGCCAGCGACATGATGCGCAACCAGAACCGCGCTGACCGATATATCGATTTCGATCAAATGGAATACACGCCCGAGATCGCATCCGCCTTAGATATTTACGCAGATGAGATGACGACTTCAAATACATTTAATAAAATTCTAGATATTAATTGTCCAAACGAAGAAATAAAATCCGTACTAGACTCTCTGTTTTTTGACATCCTGAATGTCGAGTTCAATCTTTTTGGTTGGGCCCGAACCATGTGTAAATATGGAGACTTTTTCTTGTATTTGGACATTGATGACAAAATGGGCGTTCAGTCTGTTATCGGCCTGCCCGGAAACGAGATGGAGCGCCTAGAGGGTCAAGACAAAACAAACGCGAACTATGTCCAATTCCAGTGGAACTCTGCTGGCATGACGTTAGAGAATTGGCAGGTTGGTCACTTTAGAGTCTTAGGTAACGACAAGCATGCCCCATACGGGACATCGGTCCTAGAACCAGCCAGAAGAATCTGGCGCCAGTTAAATTTAATTGAAGATGCTATGCTAGCTTATCGCATTGTTCGCGCCCCCGCCCGCCGAGTATTTAAGATCGATGTTGGAAATATCGCACCACAGGATGTTGAACAGTACATGGAAAAGGTCAAAACTTCCATGAAAAGAAATCAAATTATTGATGATTCGACCGGCCGCGTCGATCTTAGATACAACCCTCTATCGTTGGAAGAAGACTACTTCATTCCCATGCGAGGTGGCCAAGGATCCGACATAATCACCCTCCCAGGTTCTGCAGCTCTAAATGATATTGATGATGTGAAGTACATGAGGGATAAGCTGTTCGCAGCCCTTAAGATTCCCCAGTCTTACCTGACTATGGGCGAGGGCGCTGAAGATAAGGCAACATTATCACAGAAAGATATTAGGTTTGCCCGGACCATCGAGAGGCTTCAGAGGATTATGATATCCGAACTAGAAAAGATCGGTGTAGTTCACTTATATACGATGGGATATCGCAGTCAAGACTTAATCTCATTTAAGCTATCCTTAAACAATCCGTCTAAGATTGCAGAATTACAAGAACTAGAACACCTTAAAACAAGATTTGACATTGCAGCATCGGTAACAGAGGGTATATTTAGCAAGCAGTGGATTGCTAGAAACATATTTAATATGTCTGATGACGAATTCCTAAGAAACCAGCGCGAGTCTTTCTACGATAGGAAGATCGCTGCAGCCCTTGAAGCCGTGACAGAGGAAGCTCTTGGTGGCGGCGAAGGTGGAGGGAGCCTAGGAGATCTGGGCGGTGATTTGGATCTGGATGCTGGAATGGAAGACCTCGACCTCGATTCCCCTGAGGCCGACATCGGTGACATCGAAGTTGCTGCCGCGGCCGAAGAGATCCCCGGCGCTGAAGCCACTGGGGACGAGAGCCCATTATTGGTCGCCCCGGGCCGAAGAGACACCGAGAACTCAGCGCAGTATTCTTTTAAAGATGATGGCTCTTACTTAACAAAAGGTTCAAAGGGGAAAAGATATACTCCCACTAACGGTGATGGTCGCCGATATTCTAAAAAGAGATCGACTTTAGCCCAGACTGGCAGAGAAAAGGGACTTAATAACACAAGAAATGTTTTCCCCGGGGCCTACCAACTACAGGAAATGTTTGAGCTAAATGGACAGAAAGATGTCGAACAGGACATTTTTCAGTTAAATAACGATATTAAGAAACTAATTAATGAGTTAGAAAGCAAAGATACGGAGAAATAGGGTGCCACGCGCAAAACACAACAAAAAAAGAAATACAGCCTTTCTGTATGAAATGTTAGTGCGACAACTAACAAAATCAATAATGGAGAAGGACGATCAGAAAAGAGTACAGATCACCTCTTTAATTAAAGAAAGCTTTCACAAAACAGAAGTATTGGGCCAGGAGCTTAAACACTATGATACCCTCTTAGAGACTTCTGACTTAAAACCACACATTGCAGAAAAACTTCTGCAAGAGGTAAAGTACGAGCACTCTAGATTAGATCAAGAAGAAATCTTCGAAAAGCAGTCTCGCCTGATAGGGATGATAAACAAACATCTGTCCAAAGAGGTTTGGACGACCTTTGTACCGAACTATAAGTCAATTGCTACAATATCTGCAATCTTCAACACCGATACTTCAACGAAACAAAGGGTTTTGTTTGAAGAAGTCGTAGTTGACCAGTTGAGCGACCGGCCGGCCAACGCGCCACAAGAAGATTTGAAACCCATTGACAACATCGTTTATCACTCCTTTGTTAAAAACTTCAACGAAACATACAGCGAGTTGCACGAAGAGCAGAGAGACCTGCTGAACAGGTACATCGTATCGTTTGCCGACAACGGCCTAGAGTTGAAAATTTTCTTAAACGAAGAGCTTGGCCGGCTTAAGGGGGAGTTGAATGAAGCACTCTCCAATGCAGAGTTCGAAGCCGATAGAGAAATGTCTACTAAAGCTAAAGATGTTATCTCATTACTTGATGGGTATAAGAAATCTCCAATTAGCGAAACACTGGTTAATAAAATTCTGAAGGTGCAAGAGTTGGTTCGGGAGATTAACCTCAATGACAATTAAAGTCACCGTCGAAGGTCCCGACGCCACAGTCACCTTAAACGCAAGAAAAAGCCTAGACGGGAATCTTATGATTTTCGATCATGATCAGATTGATATTGTTGTCATGACTGAAAAGAAGAAAGTCGTCGTCTTTCCCAAGCAGAACGTAACAGAAGACATGTATACGACCCAGGATAGACTTTTTAGCCTACTGACTAGAAGAGGCATCATCTCGCAGGAAACTGTACAGGGCGGAAATATATTCAATTCTCTAGAGGGAGAAATTCTAGAATCTAGTTTTGCAGATCCGGTACAGGCCGCGATCTACGTTATATCAGAATTTATAACGACCGAAAGAGAAACAGTCGATATGGCACAGCAGTACCAAGATGAGATCGAAAAGCACTTGGCGGATCCAAGCGACGAGCACTCCACGGAACTCGGCGAGGTTCCTCAGGAACCTGAGAAGGGCTCAATTCGACCGGGTTACTACTATACTCCACTTAGATATCGCTACTAAAATGGCTCTTGTCTATTTTATATTAGCGGCCTATGGCCTCACTCAGACGTTATGTTTCGCGAAAATATTCGACAGTCTCCGACCCAAGCATTATTTTTTTTCATGCCCGATGTGTATGGGTTTCTGGGTGGGCGTTTTTCTTTGGGCGATTAACCCCTTAACGGAACTATTTACTTTTGGACACAACCCCGTGGATGCATTTCTACTCGGCTGTCTAAGTTCGGGCACTTCGTATGCCCTTAACATGATTATCTGTGACGATGGAATACAGATAGGAAAAGGAGAAAGTCATGAGCAAGTGGATGCTTCAACCAGTACGACGCTGCTGCAAGGGTAGTTGACTGCCTTAAAGGAATAAAAAAATGTCTAAAGTATTATTAAGAGAATATTATGAACTTTGCGATGGAGGGGTTTGCCAGGATCTCCTCACCGAATCAGAGAAACGCTTTGTTGCCGAAGGCGGGTGTATCCTGTCTGGTGTTATGCAGCGCGCCGCTCGCCCAAATGGAAATGGCCGAGTTTACAGCGAAAATATATTAAGAAGAGAAGTTGAGTCTTATCAGAAGATTGTAAAGGAAAACAGAGCACTAGGT